TTTGTGATTCCTGCCATGGTGAAACTGCTGTATTGCTGCGGCTTGCGTCCGGCGGAGGTCAGGCGGTTGCGCGTTAGAGACGTAGATCTGGACAAAGGGAGGCTGAATATTATGGAGAGCAAGCAGCACAGAAGCCGCATAGTCATGATGGCGGATGATGTGGTGGAAATGCTCTCGGATTGTAATGCTGTTGTCTCCGCCGTTATGCCGGAGCGTGAGCCGTTCTTTCCCAACGCTGAGGGCGGCTATTATGGGAAACGTGGATTGGAAAAGACCTTTCGTCAGACTTTAAGGAAAGCCGGTATTGACGGAACTGGACGTCGTTCCCCACGCCTTTATGATTTTCGCCACACTTTTGCAACCCACCGGCTGTACCATTGGATGCGTGAGGGCAAGGATTTAAATGCCATGCTTCCGTATCTGAGCGCGTACATGGGACATGCGCAGCTCTCGGATACCTACTATTACATTCATCTGGTTCCCGGTTTACTGGAAGAAATGTCCGGCTTAGCATTTTCTTCTGCTGAGGCAATCTTGCCGGAGGTGAGAACCGATGAATGATTTTTTTGACGCAGTTCGGCGCTTTCTGCTGGACTATCTTCCCAAACAACGCTGCCTCAGCGAAAATACCATTCTCTCCTATAAACAGACGCTGAACCTTTTTGTGTCCTATATGCGGGACGGAAAGGGCATTGCAACTGTAGAATTGACCTTTTCCCGTATTGACCGGGATACGATTCTTGGCTTCCTGACTTGGCTGGAAAACGTGCGGAAATGTAGCGCCAGTACCAGAAACCAGCGCTTGATGGCGCTGCGCTCTTTCCTGGAGTTTGCCGGACAGATGGACTGTGCGCAGACAGCGTTGTATCTTTCTGCCTGCAATATTCCCTCAAAAGAGGCGCATGGCCGAGTCGTCGAGTTTCTGACAGAACCGTCATTGACTGCACTGCTTCAGCAGCCTGACACATCCAAGCCCAAAGATTTGCGGAATCTGGTATTCATGATCCTCATGTACGATACCGCAGCTCGGTGCAGTGAACTTCTCGATATGAAAGTTTGTGATCTGCGCCTTGACGCAAAACACCCGATTGCGTATCTGCATGGAAAAGGGCGCAAAATCCGCACAGTCCCACTGCTCAGTAAAACGGTTCAGCATTGCAAGCAATATCTGAGCAAGTTTCATCCGAGCACAGATTGCCACAGTGAAGCACCACTTTTCTTCACGGTGATTCATGGGACACAGCAAAAAATGTCTCCCGATACGGTAGCCGCGTTCTTTGCAAAATATGGAAGAATGGCAAAGAGCGTTTGCCCGGAAGTCCCGGAACACATTCATCCGCACATGATGCGGCACACACGGGCAATGCACTTATATCAGTCCGGGATGCCCATGGTGCTTCTGTCTCAATATCTTGGTCACTCACAGGTTGAGACGACGATGATCTATGCCCATGCAGATACAGAGATGAAACGTGCCGCAATTCAGAAAGCTGATGCTGTCCGCGGAACCAAGCCCGTACCGGATGAGATTTGGGCTGATAACGAGGAAATGATTTTGAAGTTATCTGGTCTGCTCTAATCCTATTGTTCTATATATGCCGATTATGTTATTCCGAAGTTTTTGCTGGTAACGCCTTGTACTACAGGGTTTGCAGCGATTACTTCGGAATAACTATTTCCTCGGCATAATCCTGGTTATCCCGAATTCGGAATAATCAGGACCTTTCCATCGCCGGGAAACGCGCCGGTTTGGCGGGAGCGCGAAGCGGCCTGTTTATGGAGCAGGTACGCATCGTAAAAGAAATGAGAGCGGAGGACAAACGGAATGGACGGACAGGTGACATGGTTAGACCTCGGTATCTCGTGTGGGAAAACGTGGTCGGAGCATTCAGCAGCAATAGAGGAAAAGACTTCGCAGCCGTGCTGGAAGAAATTGCGCGTATCGCAGAACCAGGATTTTCTTTATCTGGACTGCCGGACAAGCAAAAATGGACAAAAGCAGGAGCCATTGACGGTGATGGGTGGTCTATCGCGTGGCGAACTCACGACGCTAAGGACTGGGGAAAAACCATCCGAGACAGCCGTACAGGAAATGTTATCCGTCTGGGGACCCCACAGCGTCGCCGAAGAATCTCGGTTGTCGCAGATTTTGGAGGTGAATCCGCTGCCCAAATACAATTTGACCGCGAAAGCGTGTCTGGGCATCCTGCGGAGAGCGGAGCGGCGGGGGAAGGATTTACCGGAGCGGCTGAAAGCGGTGCTTCTTATGCAGTCCGCATCGGGGGGGGCTGTGACGGAGGAGGAAAAGGCGCGTTAGTGCAGACGGAGAAAAGCGGAACGCTTGGTACGGGCAACGATCAGACGATATTTGCGGCTATCCCCATCAACGACAAATCCACCAGATGGCAGGGCGGCGGTGAAAGCCGCAACCACGATGGCAGCGGAGTTTCGCCTACGCTCAGTTCCCGTGAAAACAGCGGTCTGAACCGCGAAGCTGTGCTATGTGCCGGGTTTAAGGCCGGACAGGGCGCACAGGCGGGCGGCATCGGGTACAGTGAGGAAGTATCGCCAACGCTGGCGGCGGCGCCCAGTGGGACGAACCAAACCCCAGCAGTGGTGGCGCTGGACATGACACACGCCTGTGACGTCATCCGCGAGTGCGGGGAGCAAGTCCCAGCATTGCAGGCGAGGATGGGCATACCGCTGACATATTCCAGGCAGGCAATCGGTGAGTACAAAGAAAGTAGCACGGGAAGCACCTGTTCTGCACGAGATTTTAAGGACAGCACAGACCTTGCCATCACACACATGGTGGTGCGCCGGTTGACGCCGATGGAATGTGAGCGACTGCAAGGTTTACCTGACTACTGGACAGACATCGGCGAGTGGATAGACGAAAAGGGCAAGAAGCACAAGGACGCGGACAGCCCACGGTACAAGGCGCTTGGCAACTCCATCGCCCTGCCCTTCTGGGACTGGATGCTGCGGCGCATGGCGCGGTATCTGCCGGAGGGTGCGACGTTGGGGAGCTTATTTGACGGAATAGGTGGGTTCCCGCTGTGCTTTGAGCGCATACACGGCAAAGGCACGGCGCGGTGGGCAAGCGAGATCGAGCCGTTCCCCATCGCCGTGACGAAGAAACATTTTCCGGAGGAGGAATGACATGACCAAAGACGAGATCGTGACCGCGCTGCGAGAACACGCAGAGTGGGCGGCAGGCAACGAGTGGGAGACGCCTATTACACTGGGCGATAACCTTTCCGCCGCCGTTGACCTGATCGAGAACCAGCAGCGGCACATCGAGGCACTGATGAAAGCCAACGCCGGACTGCGGGACACCGTACTGCGGCGGGATGCGCAGATCGCGGACATGAGCGAGGGACTGGCGCAATTTTCCAAGGCCGTGGCGGAGAAGGAGGAGAACAATGGAACGACCTACGAGGACACGGGGCTGACGCCGGGAGACATCAAGGAATTGCTTGACGTGGCTGCGTCGAAAACAAACAAGGTTTTGCGGCTTAAAGAAGAACTGCACGCCATGAAAAACGAGCTATGCCAATACTGCGGGAAGTACAAACGCGCACACGAGGGTGCCTGTGACGGGTGTAGATGGAGGGAAATGTGATGACCAAGGTCTTTTGCGATATTTGCAAAAAGGAAATTGAATGCAGCAGCGAAGCCAGCGAGTACAAGATGAAGCGGCTTACACACAGCTTCCACGAAAGCTGGTGGGTACGCTTGACGGTGCATAAGGACTGCTGGAGAGCGCTGTGCAAGAGCATTGCGGAAAAGGAGGAGGATAAGTAAATGGACGCTGTGAAATTTATCGAGGAGCGCAAAAGATTGTGCGGGACATATGAGATATGCAAAGATTGCCCAGCCAACGGAAACCCAGGGTGTATGTTCAATTTGAACTATGGCGCTGATGCCGATGAACAGGTAAGTTTTCTTGAGGAATGGTCTGCTGCACAACCACACAAGACGCGGCAGAGCGTGTTTCTGGAGCAGTGGCCAGAGGCGAGTATTAACGAACATGGCGTGCTGCTGGTATGCCCCTGCCCGATTTCTGCATCGCACAGGAACGCACATGGCGGCTGCGCAACCATTAGTCGCAAATGCGATGACTGTCGTAAAGAGTTCTGGATGCAGGAGGTGGAGTAATGGACAACCTGATGCAGAATATCGCCTGCGGTCTGTGGATCGCGCTGGGTGTGTACTATTTCTTCGGACTGAGAAAATGGAACAAGCGGTTCAGTGAGTTGTATGACGAACTGAAAGGCTCCGTGAGTGAAGAGCATGGGCGGTGGATCCCATTCCATAGTGAGGCCGCGGGAGATATTCAGTATTGCTCCGCTTGTGAGATAGGGTTTGCGGCCAAGACGGACTACTGCCCGCACTGTGGGGCAAAGATGGATGGTTCGGCATGAAGATATACAAAAATCCGTGGGTGACGCGGGAAAGCTACTGCGAACTGAGAGCGGAGTGGATGAATGTAGACCTCGGTGATTGCCTTGGAAACTGTGAAAGCGAGGAGGGCAAACTATGGAACGTCTGACGAAATACAGCAATGAAACCACGCATGAAAACGGAGTTTGCTGCACACATTTTGGCGGCCCGGAATGCTGCGAAGTCGGTGGAAACTGCGCCATGAATTGCAAGTGGGAAGAAGCGGCGTGGAGCCGCCTCGCCGCCTACGAGGACACGGGACTGTACCCGGAAAGCGTAGAGGCACTCAAACTGTCCATGATGGGCAAGGCAATTTCGGAGATCACGGAATTTGACGGTTTGCCGATTGACCGCCTGCGGGAGTTGGCAGATGCAGATAAGGACGGGCGCGTGGTGGTGCTGCCGGACGTGCCGGAGGTGGAGTGATGGGACTGTATGATGTGAATTGCGACTGCGTTCGTGCTGACGAGAGATTTATTTGCAGATGCGTAAGGTGCGGGCAGGAGCGGCTGAAAAAGAACAGCGTGTGCGTCATGGTTCGGAAGCCGTACGAGACAGTAAAGACGCTTTGCTATGTGTGCGTGAAATGCTACGTAGCAATGCTGGACGAGCTTGGCGTGGGAGAATAAAACAGGAGGGCTGACGATGGCTGAATACTTTGAGCGGGACGCGCTGAGGGGGCGAATCGGCGATGTATGTTCTTGAGTACAAATCGCTCTACATCCCCCACGAGGAGCTGACTAAAAACCGCACGTTCCAAAGCTACCGTTGGAAGCAGTACGCTGTGTGTGAGGAGCGCGGGCCGCTGGAACAAATTAGGGCCGCGCAGAAAAGGCCGGAGGAGTGGAGAATTATCCCAACTGCCGAAAGCGTGGAACAGGAGGGCTGACAATGGCTAAATACATTGATCGAGCGGTGTGTCTGTCAATTTTGCGCGCAAAAGCAAACATGGCGGTTTTAATGGACGCTTCGCCGTATTTCGAAAAAGCGGCGCAGATGTTGGAGAAACTCCCCGCCGCTGATGTTGCCCCGGTGGTACGTTGTAAGGACTGCAAGCACTACCTGATCGCAGACGAGTTCGAGGGCGAAAAGAGGTATATGTGCGAAGTCAACCACTACGCAGCAGCCACCGAAAGACGGGATGTAGGGGGCGGCGTCCCCGACGCCCCGAGCGGCACACAGAAGGTGCTGGGAGGGAAGGAGTAGGGCCATGGCGCGGAAGTATCCCATGACAGTGGACGAGATCGTGACCAGCTACCGGCAGGCCAGAAACCGCCAGACGCAGATCGGCGTGCTGGCCGACCTGAACGTGTGTACGCGGAAGGAGATCAGGGAGCTGCTGGCCGAGGCGGGGGCGCTGCCGCCGCCTGCACCGGCGGCGGAGAAGAAGGGCGGGCGGCCCCTCAGCTTCGACGAGGAGCTGGCCCGCCGCCTGTGGGCCGAGGGGCTGACGGACGCGGAGATCGCGGAAAAACTGGGCATCCCCGTGGAGCGCCTGGTCAGGTGGCGCCAGCGGGTGGGACTGCTGCGGCCCAGGGTGCCGCCCCAGTGCCGGCAGGACGAGCACGAAAACAAAAGACCGGCGGAGGCCGGAAGAGTACAGGAGGAACAGACCATGAAGAAGCAGAGTATGGACATGCAGGCGCCCTGCGCGGCGGTGGACGGCATCGTGACGGTGAAGACGCTGCGGGCGCTGCTGGATGCGGCGGAGGCCTCCGGCTACGGCGACGCACCGCTGGAGGTCAAGGGCTGCCGGTTCGCGGAGATGCACCTGCGGGTGGAGACGCTGATCGGCGCGGACGTGCCCGGGACGCTGGTGGAGCTGATGGCCACGCCGGCGGAGACGTGAGAAACAGAAAAGCCCTCCGCCCCGTAAAGGGGGCGGAGGGCTGCGGCGAGTCAGTCGGGCTTTAGATAACGCACTTTTTTGTCATGGCCGTACATACAGGCCGGTCGCCTGCGCAAGCAGGAGGCGGAGATAGTCGGGGCAGCTCCGTGCGCCGCGCTCCCAATCCTCCAGCGTGCGTGTGGGGATACAGTAGCGGGTGGCAAAGGCTACCTGGGATAGTCCGGTGTGCTGCCGGATGTCGCGGATCGTCAGGTGGGCGGCGTCCCAGAGACGCGCCAGCATGTCGATGCGGTCTGCGGGGATGGCCGCGTCCGGCGCATCGCCCCAGACGGAGGACAGCGACCAGTCGGAGACAAAAGCGTCTCGGTCGGCGACGGCGAGTGCTGCGGCGAAAAGGGTGCAAAACAGTTTGTCTGTCATGTTAATATCCTTTCATAGCGAAATTGTAAAAAAGGAAAAGCACCGGCAACCGGTGCTCTTCCCGCGGTTGAAGGACTTGTCCTTCTTACCTTTTCAATCCACGGATGCAAGCGCCTCCTGCATCCGACGAGAATAGGTTACCACGCTGCGCGGGAAATGTCAAGCTCCGTCATGACTGCGTCCCACCCGCCAGATATATGGCGTTCTCGCGTTCTGTCTGCTCGTAGTCCGCCATCGCGTCCGCGATCATGTCCGCGATCTGCTGCTGGGACTTGTAGCGGGTGGTGATGCCAACCTTAATGACGTCAGCGTCGTGGTAGACCGTCCATTCCTCGCGATCCCAGTGGTACTTGCACCAGACATCGCCGGTGGACTTGTCGTAAAAAATCTCCACATACTCCCCCGTGCGGGAGCCCAGGCCCTTGGTGGAATTGGAGGCGTTGGCCAATGTCTCCATGTTGATTTTTCTGCCGTAGGTCTTGATCTCCATGTTTTTCATGACAACTCCTCCTTCAGTCCCAAAGGTGAGATTCGCAGTATGTCGCCCAGTCGCTGTTCATGGCGGCGATGGCCTGTTCGTAGTTTTCGCCGTTGATGATGGCGTCCAGCGCCTTCTTGCCAGCTGCGGATTTTGCGTCGTTTTCGGACGCCGCGAACTCCTGCGCGTCCAAATACGCCTTGGCGCAGGGGTACTGGGCGTACATGGCATCCATGTCATACTTCGGCTTGGGACGGACACCCACGCCGCCGCCGTTCTCGCTGTCAAAACTGGCGTCAAATTCCAGTTTCCAATTTACCAGATCGGCACGGGCGGCTTCGATCTCCCGCAGGCCGGGGATGGCGGCGATTTTCTTCTGTTGCTCCTGCTCTGCGCGGATACCGGCTTCGCGCTGCTCCAGCAGGGTGGCCACGATCTCCGGCTTTGCGGCCTTGATGGCGGCAAGAGCCGCTTTGCCGGCGCGGTACACAACCAGATTTCCGGTGGGCTGGCCGTGTTCGTCGATTTTAAGGGCGATTCTGTACCGCAAAATCAATTCCTGTGCGTTCATGCTCTGTTCCTCCCGTTCTGCCGCTGTGCGGCTGCACTTTTTCTTGATCTGTCTATATACTACCACGCATTGCGTGGTATATCAAGAGGGAAAAGTAAAAAAATAAAAAAATTTTCGTTTGAGGGGTGCGCGGGCGATATACATATAGGTATGCTGGATATGCAGGGGCAACCTGCCCGTGCCGATTCATTTCTTTTCCCCTTTTTTCTACCCTGTGGATCAAGAAAAAGTGCAGCCGCACAGCGGCAGAACCCTGTGGGGCGGGGCTTCGGCTCCGCCCGGAGGGAACAATATGCGGCATAGGTGCCCAGCAATGGGAGACGACAGCAAGTGACGGGGAATTTCCCTTAAGCGCTAAAGCAAGGCAGGATTGCAATGCCGCACCAACCACACAAGCGGGCGAGGAAGCGCGAGAAGTTAAGTGCACACAAGTTGTGGCCACAGCGGCGGACAGTTAATCCGCAAAAACAGTGTGCGGCTGATGAAAAGGCGCAGCGCGGTGTGATTGCGCTGGCAGACCGCTGCAAGGGACGCGTCCCAAATAGTCTGCTTACTTTAGATAGAACTTCACGCACCTCTTGGCAATGTGTCCCAGGGAAGACGTTATATTCAGGTGAGGCGAAAGCCGGGTACAGACGTGCCAATGACAAAGGCCAGTGGGGGGAGGCCGGTACGTCAGGAAGGGAGGAGTGGTGACAATGGCTGCGCGGCTGACAGACCGGCAGAAAAAGAAAATACTGGCGGACTATGTGCAGACCAACAACTACTGCGCCACCGCCAAGATTAACGGCGTGTCCGCGACGACGGTGAAAAACCTTGTGCGGGCGAATGCAGACATTGTGGAAAAGTGCGAACAAAAAAAGGAAGAGAACACGGTGGACGTGCTGGCATATATGGATGCCCAGCGGGAGACGGTGTGCCAGATCATCGGCAAGGGGCTGGCGGTGCTGAACGATCCGGAGAAGCTGGCGGAGGCAACGCCCAGCCAGATCACGACGGCGATTGGTACACTGATAGATAAGTGGACGACAATGGGATCTGCTGTGGACAGCGGCGGTGGCGGCGTGGTGCTGATGCCGGAGGTAAAGACGGATGCCTGAGATCGTGTGGAAGCCGCAGGAGCGGCAGGCCGTATTTATGGCAAGGCCGGAATACGAAGCCCTGTATGGGGGGGCGGCGGGCGGCGGCAAGAGCGACGCGCTGGTCATCGAGGCGCTGCGGCAGGTGCATATCCCGTGGTACAAGGCGCTGATCCTGCGCAAGACGTTTCCCCAGCTGCGGGAGCTGATCGACAAGACGCTGAATTACTACCCCCGTGCGTATCCCAAGGCGCGGTACAACGGCAGTAACCACACATGGCGGTTTCCGTCCGGGGCGCAGATCGTGTTCGGGAGTATGAACCGTCCGCAGGACAAGATACAGTATCAGGGGCAGGCATATGACTTTATCGCGTTTGATGAGCTGACGCATTTTACGCAGGAGGAGTACGACTACCTTAAATCCCGTAACCGTCCCAACGGAGCGGGGACACGGGTCTATATGCGATCCACCGCCAACCCCGGCAACATCGGGCATGGCTGGGTCAAGGAGCGGTTTATCACGGCGGCACCGCCGATGCAGCCCATCACGGAGGAGGCGGTGTGGTATACGCCGGACGGGAAAAAGCACACGGGCCAGCAGCAGCGGATATTCGTGCCTTCCTCCGTGTTTGACAACAAGATCCTGATGGAAAATGACCCGCTGTATGTGCAGCGGCTGGCCAGTATGCCGGAGGCGGAGCGCAACGCCCTGCTATACGGAAATTGGGACAGTTTCGAGGGTCAGGTGTTTACGGAGTGGAAAAACGACCGGGAGCACTATCTGGACAGGAAGCAGACCCACGTCATCGAGCCATTCCGCATACCGGAGGACTGGGTGATCTGGTGCGGGCTGGACTGGGGCTATTCCCGTCCCTTCTCCGTGGGGTGGTACGCCGTGGACAGAAACCGGCGGATGTACCATATCCGGGAGTTTTACGGCTGCAACGGGACGCCAAACCGTGGCGTGATGTGGGAGCCGACCAAGGTAGCCCAGGAGATACGGCGCATCGAGGCGGATGATCCCAACCTGCGGGGGCGGGACATACACCGCGTGGGCGACCCGGCGATCTGGCAGAGCGACGGCACGGAGAGCGTGGGTGCGCTGATGGAACGGGAGCGTGTTTATTTTGAAAAGGGCGACCATGCACGGATCAACGGCAAGATGCAGATCCACCACCGGCTGGCGTTTGACGGAGACGGCGTACCGATGCTGTATGTGTTTAACACCTGCAAGCACTTTATCCGGACGGTGCCCAACTTGGTCTATGACCAGACGGACGTAGAGGACATCGACACGGACGGCGAGGATCATATCTACGACCAGCTGCGGTATGTGTGCATGAAAAACCCTATCGGGCCAAGAGATATGGGGCACATCGTGGAGCGGCCCTATTCGCCGCTGGACACGGAGGACGAGTACAGGCCCAGCCGGTACGCATTTTATCAGACCTATTAAGGGGGAAAAGGATATGGAGAGATACGGCATCCCCGGCATTGTGCCGGAGGACGGTATGCCGCCGGAGATGGCGGCGATGCTGCTGGAGCGGACGGACGACACGCCTACCATTACGGAAAAGGACGTGGAGCGCGGTATCGACCTGCTGACGCGGTACAAAAACGGCAAGGGCAATTTGGAGAGCCGTGTGGTCAACGACGAGTTGTGGTGGGAGCTGCGGCACTGGGAGGGCATCGGTCAGAGTAAAGCCAAGCTGGTGGACAAGAGCGGCAAGGAAGTCCTCTCCTCCCCTCCCCAGCCAAAGCCTACGTCGGCGTGGCTGTTTAACACCATCCAAAACAAGCACGCGGACGCGATGGACAACTACCCGGAGCCGGTGGTGCTGCCCCGTGAGCGCAGCGACGAGCAGAGCGCCAAGACGTTGAGCCAGATCCTGCCGGTGGTGCAGGAGTACAACCATTTTGAGCAGGTGTACTCCGACAATTGGTGGGAAAAGCTTAAGCACGGCACGGCGGTGTACGGTGTGTTCTGGGACAGCCGGAAGGACAACGGGCTGGGCGACATTGAGATCCGGAACATCGACCTGCTAAACCTGTTCTGGGAGCCGGGGATCACGGACATCCAGAAGAGCCGGAATCTATTTATCGTGGATCTGGTGGACAACGACCTGCTGGACAGCGAGTACCCCCAGCTCAGGGGCAAGCAAAAGGGCAAGGTCGTGGACGTAAAAGAATACATCTACGATGACACCGTGGACACCAGCGAAAAGAGCGTGGTGGTGGACTGGTATTACAAGGTCAAGACGCCCAGCGGCAGGACGGCGCTGCACTACGTCAAGTTTGTGGGGTCTACCCTGCTTTATGCCAGCGAGAACGATCCGGAATACCGGGAGCGGGGCTTTTACGACCACGGGATGTACCCAGTGGTACTGGACGTGATGTACCCGGAAAAGGGTACGCCTATCGGCTTTGGCTATGTGGCGATCTGCAAAGACCCCCAGCTTTATATCGACAAGCTCAGCGCCAACATTTTGGAAAACGCGATGATGGCGACCAAAAAGCGCTTTTTCGTGTCGGAGAGTACGGCCATCAACGAGCAGGAATTTATCGACTGGAACCGCCCTCTGGTACACGTCAACGGCGAGATCGGCGACCAGAGGATCAAGGAGATCGTCACCCAGCCGCTTTCCGACATCTATGTCACGGTGGCGCAGATGAAGATCGAGGAAATGAAGGACACGGCGGCAAACCGCGACGTGAACTCCGGCGGCACCTCCAACGTGACGGCGGCAGCGGCTATTGCCGCCTTGCAGGAGGCCGGAAACAAGGCAAGCCGGGATATGATCGCCGCCAGCTACCGCGCCTATACCCAGATCAACACGCTGTGCGTGGAGCTGATGCGGCAGTTTTACGACGTAAGCCGCAGTTTCCGCATTACCGGTGAGGGCAACGAGTATCAGTTCGTGGATTTTGACAACGCGGGCTTGCAGGATCAGGTGACGGGGCTGGACACAATGGGCAACGAGATGTTCCGTAAGCCGGTGTTTGACCTCAAAATCAAGGCGCAGAAAAAGAATCCTTTCTCCCGCATGGAACAGAACGAGCGGGCCAAGGAGCTGTACTCCCTGGGATTTTTTAATCCGGATAACGCGCAGGCCAGTCTGACGGCGCTGGAGATGATGGACTTCGAGGGTATCCAGACCGTGCGGGAAAAGGTGATGCAGGGGCAGACCTTGCTGAATATGCTGATGCAGATGCAGTCGCAGATCGCCATGCTGACGGGCGCTATCCTGCCGCAGGAGGGCGCGGGCGATGCACCGGCGCAGACTGGCGGCGGCGCACCTGCGGAGGCCACCAGCCAGCTTGCAAGCGGCATCATGGAGGCGCAGACGCCTATGACCGGCTACGGGCAGGCATTGGCAAAGCGGAGCACGCCCAGCCTATGACGGAGGTAACACTGCATCACGGGAACAGCTGCTCCGTAAGGTGCACGGGACACGCCACGGGATACCCTGACGTGTGTGCGGCGGTAAGCTGTCTTTTGTACACGGCGGCGGGCTGGCTGCACAACACGCAGGAGGCGGAGCTGGTGCTGGAAAGGCTGGACAGCGGGGATGCGTACCTGCGCTGGCACGGCGGTAGGTGGCTGTATGATCTGCTTAAAATCGGCTTTTTGCAGCTGGAAATGGCAAAGCCGGAGGCGATCTCCGTAAAAATCGGAAAAAAATAAAAATATTTTTCGTTTTAGGGGTGCGGGAGACCGCGCCCCCTTCCTATGATATAGATACTTCCTCCCTGCCTGCGCGGTGTGACGGCGGCAACGAGCCGCCGCCCGCCGCAAGGGTGGATGGGGAGCGCTGCACGGGAGCGATATGCCCGCGAATCAAAGGAGGAACAGATATGTACCTTTACAGAATCTCCCTCGGCCTCTTTGACGGCGAGGGCGGCGATGGGGCGACAGCTGCCACCGCACAGGGCGAGACACAGGCAAGCTCCGGTACCACCCGCCAGAGCAAATCGGGCGCACTGGCCAACGTCAAGTACGGCAAACAGGCGGATAGCCAGACGGAAGTACAGTCCGACGCCGGGACTGATGATAAGGTGAAGGACGTGGAGGCCACGTCCGACGCGCTGGAGGCCAAGAAAAAGGCTTTCCGGGAGCTGATCAACGGGGAGTACAAGGATCTGTACACCCAGGAGACACAGCGGATGATCGACCGGCGCTTCAAGGAAGCGCGGGAGACGGAGAAGCGGATGCAGTCCTACCAGCCGGTGCTGGATACGCTGATGGAGCGTTACGGCATCGAGGACGGGGACGCAAAGCGTTTGCTGGAGGCCGTGGACAACGACCACGCCTACTGGAGCGAAGCCGCCGAGGAGGCGGGCATGAGCGAGGAGCAGTACAAGGAGTTCCGCCGTCTGCGGCGGGAGAACGCCGAGCTGCTTCGCGGCCAGCAGATGCAGCAGCAGGAGGCGCAGATCCGGGCGCAGAGCGAGAAGTGGTACATGGAGGCGGAGGCCATGAGGGGCAATCCCATGTACCAGAACTTTGACCTTGTGCAGGAGCTGCAAAACGACGAGTTTGTGAGCCTGCTGAAAGCCGGTACACCGATGGAGCACGCCTACAAGGTGCTGCACTTTGACGAGCTGATGTGCAACGCGGTACAGGCCGCTGCCGCCAGCACGGAGAAGAAGGTGGCCGATAACGTCCGGGCTAAGGGCAATCGTCCCAGTGAGAACGGCACCAGCTCCAACAGCGCGTTTGTTACAAAGACGGATCCCTCGAAGCTGACGAGAGCGGACTTTGAGGAGATCGAGCGGAGAGTAGCAAGAGGCGAGCGCATTTCCTTCTGACCTACGGCTCCGCTGCGATATGCGGAAAGGAGCTATTACATGAACAAAATTTACAACGACCTGTACCTGATGCCGGTGGTGCTGAACCTGTTTGACGCATACACCAATACCACGCTGGATCCCGGTCTGAGCGACGAGATGAAGGTGTATTACTCTATGCGCCTCATCAACCTCGCCGAGCCGGAGCTGATCCATGACCAGTTTGGCCAGAAGCACCCCATCCCCAAGAACAGCGGTAAAACCATCGAGTTCAGAAAGTACGACAGCCTGCCCAAGGCGCTGGTGCCTCTGACTGAAGGTGTGACCCCCGCCGGTCAGAAGATGAGCATGGGCGTGATCCGCGCCACCATCAAGCAGTACGGCGGTTACATCGAGCTGTCCGATATTCTGGATCTGACGGCCATCGACAACAACCTGGTGCAGGCCACCCGCCTGCTGGCATCTCAGGCAGGCCGTACCGCCGACACCATCACCCGCGAGGTGCTGGCTGGCGGCACCAACGTGGTGTACGCCGGTTGCGGGCGACAGCACCGCCGAGAACAACAAGTACCTGACGGTGGACGACATCCGCAAGGCTGTACGCGCCCTGAAGGTCATGAACGCCCAGAAGATCAACGGCTACTTTGCCGGTATCATCCATCCCGACACCGCCTACGACCTGATGAACGACAAGAAGTGGGTGGATGTGAAGACCTACTCCGACCCCGATGGCATCTACGAGGGCGAGATCGGCAAGATCGAGGGTGTGCGCTTTGTGGAGACCACAGAGGCCAAGATTTTCCACGCCGCCCCACTGAAGATCGAGGACGGCGGCGAGGCAAGCGCCCGCAACCTGACAGTGAAGAGCGCGGCCAGCAAGGTCATTACCATCACCGAAAAGCTCTCCGCCAATCAGGCCAAGGCGCTGACCGGCAGAGACATTCTGGTGGGCGGCCGCCGTCCTCGATCTCGCCTGCCGCCAGCACCGTGATCTATCCCGGCGAGGGTGGCGCAAATGGCCGCGATGTGTACTCTACCCTGATCCTCGGCGCAGACGCCTACGGCGTGACGGAGCTGGAGGGCGGCGGCTTGCAGCACATCGTCAAGCAGCTGGGTTCCTCCGGTACGGCTGACCCGCTGAACCAGCGTGCCACCGCAGGCTGGAAGCTGACCAAGGTGGCGGAGCGTCTGGTGGAGCAGTACATGGTGCGCATCGAATCCGCCTCTACCTTTGAGAGCGGCGCGATGAACTGACGGTAACGCGGAGGGGGTCATCCCCCTCCGCATACCAAAAATGCAAGGAGGAATGAGCATGGCTGACAACAAGAAGCAGAGAACTCAGGAGGAGATGGAAAAGGCGCTGGAAGCAGCCAATGAGGCGCTGGCGCAGGCCAAGAAGGAGGCTGAGGATGCCAAGGAGGCCGCGAAAGCAGCAGAGGCCGTTATGCGCGGCATGGCGGCAGGGGAAGCCTCCGACGACGGCATGGTGCCGTTCTGGGCGTTCAAGGATGACGACCGGTACAAGGACGACATCGTGGTGGGCTGGAACGGCAAGGTGTACCGCATCCAGCGCGGCAAGCACGTCCGCATTCCCCGCGAGGTGTACAACATCATCCGCCGCTCTATGGCACAGGACGCGGCGACGGCGGAGATGCTGGAGCAGAAGAGCCGGGAATATGAGGCGGTCAAGGCGCAGCTGAACTGACAACTGCATACAACCGCGAGACACGAAAACGGCTGTGACACGGCGCAGCAAGGCAGGAGGGGTGCTTCCCTTTTGACTTGCTGCGCCGTCTTTCAGCAGAAAGGACGTGAAACATGACAAGAACGATCCCGCTGAAAATACAGAATGAATACATCGCCGGTGACAAGGTGCTGATCGGCGCGGCGGGAAGCCACAATGATGTGGTGCTGCGGATGGAGTTCTCGCCTATGTGGGAGGGTCTGGCGAAAACGGTACAGTTCTGCGATGCGCTGGGTGAGAGCACCGTGGAGGTGCTGCTGGCTGCACAAATGCTGGAGAGCGGTACCACCAACGTCTACCTTGTGCCGGTGCCGAACGGGGCAAAAAAGTACGCGGGAGATATGGCGCTTGCCATCAAGGGCGCAGAGGCTTCCGGCGGCAAAGAGGCGCGGGCGACTACGGCGGTATACGGCACCTTTACGGTGGGTGAAAGCAAGTGGAGCGGCAGCGCAGAAACGGAACAGGACGTGCCGCCTACACAGGCAGCGCAGATGCAGACACAGATCGAAGCGATCATCGGGACAATAGCGGATGCACGATCCGCCGCCGAAGAGGCCGAGAAAAGCAAAAATTCCGCCAAGCAAAGCGAAACCAGCGCGGCATATAACGCCAATGCCGCAAGGGAAAGTGAAAAGAATGCGGCGGCAAGCGCGGAAAGCGCCAGACGGGATGCCGTTTCAGCCGGACAGGACGCGGCAAAGGCGGGAAGCGCCGTTGGGAAATACCCGTATTTAGGCGGGGACGGATACTGGATGCTATGGGACCCGGAAAGCGGCAGCTTTTACAAAAGCAGCATCAGCGGAAAAGGAAAAACCGGGCCGACGGGCGCCACCGGGCAACAGGGCATTCCCGGCAAGGACGGTGCGCCCGGCAAGGACGGTGCGCCCGGCAAGGACGGTGCGCCCGGCGAAAAGGGAGATACCGGCCCAGCTGGCGCGTTGGTTGAGGCGGATGGTATGTATGGTTTTCGGATCGATGAGACCGGACATCTGATCCTGTCTTATACGGGGAACGTACCGCCGAATCTCTCCATTAACAGCGCTGGCCATTTAATACTGACAGTGTAAGGAGGAACAAAAATGCCTGAAATTGATTTGGGATTGGTGGTCGGTCCAGCTGGCGCACAAGGCGCGGCAGGCCCAGCCGGGGCAGAAGGAAAACAGGGCGAACGAGGGCTTCCCGGCAAGGACGGCGCGCCCGGTGCGCAGGGCGACCCGGGGGCTGACGGGAAAAGTGCATACGAAACGGCATTTGCCAGTGGGTATGGCGGCTCTGAGGCGCAGTTTGGGCGTGATCTTGCAGACGTACAAAACGCCGTCAAGTACAATGCCACGCAAACCCTGACCGACGTCCAGAAGGCGCAGGCTCGGTCAAACATCGGCGCACCTGCACCGTATACGGCGGGAGATGGTATCGCCATCAGCGGCAGCGTCATCGCCGCCAAAGTGCAGCCCTGCAACCGGAATCTGCTGGACAACTGGTATTTCGGCAATCCGGTGAATCAGCGGGGCAAGACAACGTACAGCGGCGCGGGATACGGTATCGACCGGTGGAAAGCCGAAGCTGTAACCCCTAACGTCACTACCATTAAGGACGGTTATATCGAACTGTCGCAGAACGCGCTGATTTCGGAGATTTTAGAGGAACCGTATAGTCTGTGTGGAAAGCAGGTCACGGTATCTGCACTGACGACGACCGGGCTATTCTCCGCCACCGCGACTGTCCCCAGTAAAGAAGAACTGTCGGCCATTACGACCGACGAGACTATCGGGGTCAGCTATTTCGCGGTTAACGGGAATAGCACCGGCTATGTATGCCTTCAGCACAGCAAGGAGCACACGACCAAAGTGATGCTCAGAGCGTATTCGGGGTATACCGTGGGCGTTATTGCCGTCAAGCTGGAGCTTGGCTCCCAGCAGACGCTGGCGCATCAGGAGGACGGCGCGTGGGTGTTGAACGAGATGCCCGACTACGGCGAGGAGCTGACCAAGTGCATGCGCTATCTCCAGATCATCTCCACGCCCTACGACACCTCCGGCAACGGCGTGGCCATCGGGTACGCCAACAACACCGTCGACCTGTGGGTACCCATCCCTCTGGCGGTGCCCATGCGCATATCGCCCACGCCCGCCATCCCCACCGGCGGCGTCGCGCTGTTCAAGGTGGGAAAGACCTCCGGCAGTCCGAAGGACGTCACCAGGGTCACAGGCGGCTGGGCGATGCAAACCGGCGGGGCTTGCAGCATGCGAAGCCTGATCTTTACGTCCAGCGGCCTGACGGCTGGAGAGACCTACGCACTGTTCATGCGGCAAGGGGCACAGATCGTGCTCAGCGCCGAGTTGTAGGAGGTGACCGGATGGAAGTGTGGACGCAGGTGGCGGTGCCGCTTCTTGTGGCACTGTTGACCTCCACCGCCCTGTGGGGCGTGGTGAGCAAGGTGATCCTCAAGCGGATGGAGCTGACGGCCAAGCGCAGCAAGGCAGACGATGCGGAGCGGAAGATGCTGGTGGGGCTTGCCCACGACCGCATCATCCACCTCGGCATGGTGTACATCGAGCGGGGCTACGTCACACAAGACGAGTATGAGAACTTGCAGGTGTATCTCTATGAGCCGTATGAGGAGATGGGCGGCAACGGCAGCGCACGGCGCGTCATGGAGGAAGTGCGGAAGTTGCCCATACGGTAAGGCAAAAAATGGAACAGGCCAAGTAAGGCCGGAAAGGAATTTGTTATGAAACTGAACAACAAGGTATACGACATTCTGAAATGGCTGGTCATCATCGTTATGCCCGCCGTGGCTACACTGTACGCGGCGCTGGCGGCGGTGTGGGCGTGGCCCTACGCGGACGAGGTGGTGACTACCATCACCGCCGTGGACACGTTCCTCGGCGCGGTGCTGTGCATCAGCACGGCGCAGTATCACAAGGAAAACGATCTGGAGGGGTGAGCCATGCCGACGGTACGGGAAGTAGTGGAGCTGCTGGAGGGCGAAGTAGGCTATCTGGAAAAGAAGTCCAATGCCCAGCTGGACAGCAAGACCGCCAACGCGGGGTATAACAACTACACCAAGTATACACGCGACATCGACGCAGCGGGCATCAATGACGCCAAGTATCAGGGGCAGGCGTGGTGCTGCAGTCTGGCCATCTGGCCGGAGCTGCATCTGGCCGGTGCGGCGGAGGTGCGGGAGCGGTTCTACCTGCCGAAGCCGTCCCAGTGCAAGGCGTACAACTGCCAGTGGCTGGCAGGATATTTCCGCAGCGCCGGTGCGTGGTACGCGGAGCCGCAGGTGGGCGACTTCATCTTCTTCCGCACGGCCCGGTACAGCTACGCCCATGTGGGCCGCGTGGTGGCCGTGGAGGGAAGCACCGTGTATACCGTGGAGGGCAACACCTCCGGCGCAGGCGGCGTGGTGGCTAACGGCGGCGGGGTGTTCCGCAAGTCGTACAAGCGGGGGGCGTGGAACATCGTGGGCTACGGCCGGCCAAAGTGGGCCAGCGGCGAGCAGGACGACACCGGAAAGAAGGAGGACGTCAAGTTGGACATGAAGGTACGGATGCTCAAGCGCGGCATGAAGGGCGCGGATGTCAAGACGCTGCAGGCGGCGCTCATCGCCTACGGCTACTCATGCGGCGCGGCCGGTGCTGACGGCGATTTTGGTGCAGGCACGGAGTCCGCCTTGAAGAAGTTCCAGACCAAGTACAATCTTGGTGCGGACGGCATCGCCGGTAAAGGCACCTGGGGCAAGCTGCTGGGGGAGTAAGGAGGTGCGGCATGACAGTAACGGGAACGATCTCCAAGGCGGATGAGCTGCGGATGAATACCATCAGCGACGAGCAAAAGGCGGCGTGGGTGATGGGACTGGATAAGGAGATCGCAGAACGGATATGCACAGAATCTCGTGTACACGACTGGCCCACGGGGGACGGGGAGCTTCTGCTCCCTCCCCCCTATGACCGGGTATATGTGCTGTATCTGTGCAGCCAAATTGACTACTACAACAACGAAACAGCGCTGTACGGCAACGACAAAGCCGTGTATGACGAGGCGCTGGGTGAGGCGCTGGCGTGGTGGCGGCGGAACAACTGCCCTGCGTATGGCGGAAGTGTGCAGGTGATGTGATGCGAATGCCGGAATTGCCGTATGATCTGCGGCCAAACAAAGTGGATATTGTACAGATGCGCGGCATCAACTGGTCGGATGCGCTGAAAGACGGCGATTTACGGGATAGCCTGAATGTGTCTGCCAGACGGTGGCCCTATATTACCACGCGAAAAGGCCGCGTGAAAAAAGACCCCTATAAGAACGCCACGGCAATGACGGCATGGGGGAAACTGGTCGTGGTGCAGGGGACATCTCTGCTGTATGATGGGCAAAAGATCGGGACAGTGACAGCAGGGCAAAAGCAGTTCGCCGTGATCAACACGAAGATGGTGATATGGCCGGACAAGGTGTATCTGGATATTAACTCCAAAAAAATAAAGCCGTTGGCAGCGACGGTGACGGGGAGCAAAGCCAAGTTTACGAAGAATAAGATGACGGTAAGCGGGTGGACGGACCTGACAACGCTTTTCAAGGCGGGCGACGGCGTTACGCTATCCGGCTGTGTGACACAGAGCGCGAACAACAAGGATTTTGTGATCAAAGCCGTCACTGCCAAGGAAATCACCGTGGCGGACAATACCTTTACAGAGGCGACGGAAACCAGCACAAGCATCAAGATAGAGCGAAAAATTCCGGATCTTGATTTTATTTGCGAAAGCGAAAACCGGTTATGGGGGTGCAACAGTACAACACAGACACTGTACGCCAGTGCGCTGGGAGACCCCACCAACTTTTATGTGTACGAAGGACTTTCAACGGATTCCTATACGCTGGCGGTCGGCACGGATGGAAAATTTACAGGATGCTGCAAGCTCAGCTCTTCCGTGTTGTTTTGGAAGGAAACAAAACTGCACAAGATGCTGGGCGGCTATCCGGCAGAATATTCCATGTACACTTACGAGCTGGAAGGTCTGCAAGATGGGTGTCACAAGAGCCAGCAGGTCATTAACGACACGCTGTTTTACAAAGGGCCTCACGGGGTGTACGCCTATTCCGGCGGTACGCCCACGCTGATCAGCGAGAATTTCGGCGAGAAAGTTTTTTCGGACGCGGTGGCAGGAAACGACGGAGACAGATATTACCTGAGCGTAAAAGACGGTGACACAAGCCGCCTAATGGTGTACGAGACCAAAACAGGCATTTGGGTGCTGGAGGACGAGACAAAGGCGGTAGATTTTGCGCGGCTGGGTCGGCAGCTTTATATGCTGGACGACAGCGGAAACATTTATCTGCTGGATGGAGAGGAAACGCCGCAGACGCAGATGTGGATGGTGCAATTTGCGCCGATGTATGAAACGCTGAATGGGAAAAAAGCGTATTCACGGTTGCTGATGCGGGTGGAATTGCCGGTGGGAAGCTATGTGATCGTCAAAATGCGCTGCGATGGAAAGCCGTGGAAAGAATGCGGAAGACTGATCGGACGCGAGGTCAATGTGACGCGTATGCGGTTTGCTGCAAACCGTTGCGATAAATTTGAGCTTCGGTTGGAGGGGAAAGGCCCGTGCGCGGTTCTCGGTATATCCAGAGAATTTATTTTGGGGAGTGATGTGACGTGATCGTATTTCCGGAGAGCCTAAACGCTATACCAAAATCAGACCCTGAGACTGCGTTCCAAATCATCGAGGATTATATCAGGTATATGTGTCAGCGGACAGATTGGGCCATCAGTAATGTTGGCAAAACAGTCAGTGCGGCAGGCGTTTCCAGTGCCGAGATTTACATTTTGCTGACTGCGCTTCAAAACACAGTGTCCGCATTGCAGAGCACAGTGAACAGCCACAGTGCCAGCATATCTGCACTGCTGCAAAGCGTTACGACACTGAGCAATGACCAAACTGCGCTGGCTGGCCGCGTGACGGCGCTGGAGCAGCGCGTGACGGCACTGGAAAACAACAACACGGAGGGCACATAATGGATATCAGAAAAAAATACGACGATATTGGGAAGAAAAAAACCACACTGCCGTCTTTGGCAAATGCCATTGAGAAATCTTGGGGGACCGGTCCCTACAACATTGGCAACATCAACGGCTCCCGGAGCACCATAACGCCCACGCCAAGCATTGCAGGGGCCGTTTCCGGTGCGGCGCCTCGGAACTATTCAACCACGGGACCGACCGCAGCGGTTACTGGTGCGATTACCGGCGCTATTCCGCGAACACCGAGCGGGCTTTCCCCGGATGCTGTTCTTGCCGGGGCGATCCGTGGCGGCGCAGGCATTGCCTTCTTGCCGACGGATACCGGCAGAGGCGGGGCATCCAGCGGCGGATCTTACGGATCGAATCAGCAGGGCTGCGCCGCCGTGGCG